AGAATCAATCTGCATAGCATCACTTCCGTTAACAGAAATTCTTGCTTGGTTAGCACTAAAGTAGATTCCAGTATTAGCATCACTGCCTCTAATAGACGGAGCACTAGCACTACCTGCTGTTACAGCAAGGCGACCAGTCATTGCATTTGAGCCTGCTGAGTTAAGTGGAGTATATCCTAAATTTACTTCAGCAGCACCAGCAGCTAATTTAGCTCCGGCGATATTTGCAGAGCCTGATACGTCAGCATTAGTTATTGCACGATATGTTATGTTCTTAGTAGATAGATCAACTGCAGACGCTAGTTGAGTGCCGGATACTGAACCGTCAACAAGTTTACCACTAGTTACTGCACCAGTAGCTAGTTCATCACTTGCAACGGCTCCATTAGCTAAGTCTACCCCAGCTACTGCTCCGTCTACTATAGCTAATCGATCTATCTTCTTAAAACTATTATAATCTGACATATTTGTTTTCCTTTACCTTAGATGGTAAATAATCTCCAGCCTTTAGTACTATTGTAGTACACTAATTCAAAAGCTGCACCTTCAGTGTTAACTGTCATATTTTCATTTGTACCCATAATCGGATTACCATTTCTGTCAATGATTAAGTTATTTGTATCAAACGTTAATTCTACATCAAATATTCTAACAATATCTCCCATTGTCGGTGCTGCTGGTAGTGTCATTGTTACTTGTGCAGCAGACGTATTAACAAAGTATGTTTTATTAGAGTCTGCATCAATTGCTTCGGTTGCCTCAACGCTAGGCATCTTAACAAAGTTTGGTGTGGGTTTGACCCCGGTTGAAATTATTCTAGCCATATTTTAGCTCCTATACATATTTATCTTTTACGAAGTTGCTGTTTCTAAGCCAAACACTTGCGCACCACAACCTAAACTATCAGCGTATACTACAATATTTTTTGTAGCATCTAGCACAATACCAGTTCTTTCTAGAACTCCCTTTGCAAGAATTTCAACATCGTATTCAATGTATTCTTGAGGGTCTGGTGTACCTGTTGCTGATAGTGCAACTCTAACTGTCCTTGGCGCTGACGACCTGTTACATATGTTTAGTGTTACTACACTAAATGTATCTGCAGGAACAGTGTACAATGTTTCCAATGTTGTTCCTGCCTGATCTAATACGCCTAAAATTCCATTTGCCATTTCTTTTTCTCCGTTCTTATCTTAAGAAATAATTATATGCTAGTGGTTTTCCAAGTACTGCACCTTGGAAGTTAACATTAGCTTTAATATTTATCAGCGAACCGCTGACTGTTGTAATTTGTGTTCCGTTAACAAAAATGTCGCCAGCTGTTACACTGTTAACAATAAGTGATGCGCCACCGCCACCAATTTGTGCTTCGATGTATGCTTTAATAGCACGTTGTGTAGGCACAACATTATCGCTATTTGCAGTAAAGAACGGGTCTGTACTAAACTCAGTTACACTTGCTGAGTTACCACCTAGTGTAACTTCACCTAGTGACAATTCTTGTAGTCCAGTAATGTTAAACGCTTCAGCATTTAGTGTTGCAACACCAGTTGCTTGCTCAATACTAAACAAGTCGCCAACTTTAAAGTTACCGTCTTGGTCTGTACTTGTAAAGAACACACGTCCGCCTGCTGAATCTACAGTTTCGTTTGTTTGTACTGGATTGTTAACAGGAGTTCCTGGATAGTTTGTATCAGCAGTGTTGCCAGTACCAACATCTAAGAAATCATGTCCTGTTAATCTCACTTGTGAGAATCTAATACGCATTGTTACTGGATCTTGATCACCAACTGCGTCTTCAATTTCCATAGGTGGACTAACTTGTAAAAATGCTGTTTTGTCACCGTCTATTGTACCAACTAAACTTACTGTATTAACAAGCTTAAACACTTGATTTGGCAAGCTGTCGAATACAATGTTTGAACCGTTTACTGGTGTAGCACTTAATTGTCTAACTGCAACAAACTGTCCGTCTTGTAGGAAGTTTGCACTACCGTTACTCTCATCAGCATCAACTTCTGCTGTTGCAGTAATGAAACTTGAACCTCTATTAACAAACGTTGGTTGTCCTAACACTCCGTCATTCATTCTAATAGTAAATAATACATCATCAATGTTGTTTGGATCAGTAATTGCTATTGTAGGAGTTGTAGCACCGTATCCTGAACCAGGATCAGTAATTCTAACTTCAAACAATTTGCCATTTGCTACTCCTGAACGACCTTTTGTAGTTGCACCAATTTTAGCATTTAATATATTTGTTGTTGTTCCAGATCCTGTTGTATATTCAATTGCAACAAATTTTGGATTTCTATTATCATTACCAAACGCTATTCCTTCTAGTCCAGCAGTATATGTGTCTGACAATGTATATCCACCAGCTGGCCAATAAACGCCGTCTTCTGAATAGCTAACTTGGTTAGTATCGTCTGTAGTAACAACAAACATACCTTGTCCGTATGCGATATCTCTAACAGTAGATGAAACCAGTGCAGTAGCTACTGCTGTAAATGATTTGCCGTCTAAACTGTAAGCAATATTATTTGAGTTAGCTGCTACTGCAACAAATCTACCGTTACCAAATACAACTTTTGTCCAATTAGTAGTAGCAGGCAAGCCTGTAAGAACTTCAGTCCACGTAATACCGTCTGCGGACCATGCCATTGCTTGGCTTCCAGATTTAAGTGCAACAAATAATCCTGCACCGTAGGTAACAGTATTATAACCAGTTGCTGGTAACGCATCTGTTGTAACTGTTAAACTTACTCCGCCGTTGTCTGAATACGCAACGTTTCGACTACCATTGCCTATTACTATAAATCTAGATACTGATGTTGCAATTTGACCAAAGGCTACATCTGACTCTGTACTACCGCCACTGAATGGACTACTTACACCTGACCAAGCAAGTGTATCTGCAGAGTAGTTAACAACAACGTTACCGCCGTTTGTGCCAACTGCAACAGCATAACTTTGTGCAAATGTAGTTGTACCATCATCAATAGCACCACTATCTATGTTGTGCCAGGAAGCAGCCGAAGCTAGTGTTTCGGCTACCCAAGTTGTACCATCATAACTTCCTGCACCTGAGAGGCCAGGTAGCCTTGGAAGAGTTACAAATCTACCCTTTCTGCCAATACCTGAGTTATCAAACGCAGTTATTGCTCCTGTGTCAGCATTTACCGCAGTAACAGTAATAATAAGATCGTTTGTAGTATCAACACCGCCAATAAGCGATCCTGCTACTGTAACAGTATCTAATCTAGTATAACCAGTACCTACTGCGTTTACAGTTACATAATATTTTTCACCATTTCTAGTAACATCAAATGTTGCTCCACTACCGTCACTTTGTGTAGTAACAGCTACGCCAGTATATTGTGCTGATGTTTCAACATAATCTATTCTACCGTAAGCACCACTAGTAATAGTTTCTTGACTGTTTGTCTTTGCCGGAGCAGTAAATGCCGCTCTAGGCTCAATTAAGTAACTTGAAGAACTATTTGCAGATACTATTGTAGTGCCCGGAACAACGTGGTCCCAACCTGATGTTCCGTCAGTTTCTTTAATAATTGCAGCAAGCTTAGTACCTGAGTTATATGTATTAACTATACCAAACTGTCCTACACCTGCGCCACTAATAATATATAATTTCATACCAACATATGCTGTTGATAAATTACCATCAGTTGCAGCAAGAGTAATACTATTAACTGTTCCGCCCTGTGCTGTGTTTGTAGCTACAAGATATCCTGATCCGCCTGCTGTTGCATCTGGGTTGCCAGTCGAGTCATCAACTTCGATAACTCTTATTTGGTTAACTGCTTCGTCTCTAAAATCTTCCTGTACTAGTATTTCACTATCACCTGCTCCGAAGATATTTATTGTAGCTTCAGTATAATCATTACCTGCGTGTGAGTACTCTACTTGTAAAATGTTGTCAATGCCATCTGTAAACACATTACTTATAACACCGTTATATTGTAATCTGTTATCAACAACAGCAGTAATTGCGGTTTCGTCTGGATCAACGCCTTCTGCTACGCCACCGAATGTACCGTACGAGTTGTTGCCGTTAGTACCGCGTATACGTCCGCCGTCTTCTGCTAGATAACCAATATGTGAATAGTATGTAAACACAGACACAAGTTCTGCTCTACCATTGTTAGTAATCCAAGCTCCGATACCGTCACTAATAACTTGTGTAAAGTCGTTTGACACCATTGAGTCGTTGCCGCCGTTGTGTAATGCACCATCAATTTTTTGTCCAATAGCTGCAAAACCAAACGTTGTACAGTTTTGTACGTATGGAGAACGTGCAGTGATCCAAGCTCTTGAATCGTCTGGTCCCCAACCCGGATCTAGTGATGCATATGCACCTGCTGTTGGTCGACTTGTTCCATATGCATTTGCTGGACTTAAATCACCGCGTAAGCCGTCTAGCGTTTGTAAGCGCACACCAGTACCATTACGTAAGTAATAGAAGTCTTCTTCTTGCGAGCCAATTACACTATTAACATAATAACGTGCTGCTAATGGTGTTCTATAGAATCCTGGTAAGTGAATAGTAATAGTTTCTACAGTACCAGCAGCACTTGTTCTAGTGTAAATACGCTCCCAAGTTTGTGGCCATTGTAAATCCCATTTCATTGCATCAACATATTCTCGTAGATCTCTTGCACACAATGCTCTGTTATATACATACGCTTTTTCTACAACAAATCCTTCGCCATACTCAGTAAAGACTGTTGCAGTGCCGTACTGATTGTCAGCAATTTTAAATGCTGTTGCACTAGTAATGTCACTTACATAATATGTCGCACTTTCTAATAAGTTAGCATTGTTAACAGCATCAGTAGAGTCACCTGCATCTTCGTCATTATAAAACTTAATAGGCATGCCTATTGATAACCACGAAGTATCTGCGATTGATAATGTGTTGTCATTAATGTCTATACCAGATACTCTATCTTTAAAGTGATTGTCTACGTGATTTAACACTTCTTGAACTATAAACTCTTTGTTTAGTTCTAGTTGTCTAATTCCGTTCCAAACTTCTTGATCTGCAACTGCATTAGTACCGCCTTCATTACTGCCACTCCAGATTGCGTCTTCGACCCATTCCCAAGTAGTGTTAACGCCAGCAATAGCAGTTGCGTTGCCTAGCTCTGCAACAAGTAACTGTCTTGCATATTCGTTTGCTGCAATAGTTGCAGTTTTCTGATTGCCAACAATTTTCTTACTTGGCGCTCTTAGATAACTTAATGCAGCCTGTATGCCTGCAAAGTTTGTATCTAATAGTGTGTCAAATTCAGCAGCATCAAGTATAATACCTAAATCTCTAGAACACTTAGCGTGATCATAAACAAATGTATTGTAAGTAGTTGTAATGTACTGTATAGCGGTATTAACTACTTGAGTTTTATCACTAGCTATGTCACTAAACGCTACTTCATATTCAGCATCTGCCCAAGTAATACTTGGGAATGTTACTGTTGGCAAGCTATTTAAGTTGCCAGCAGTAATAACATCTTCAATGATTTGCATGTTGCTATCAATAGCAGTTGCTTCAGTTCCTGATGCTGGAGTGCCTGGAGTAGTTTGGTTTTCAGCATTTCCTGCTGACTTTGTCACTGACGATTCTTGTACAACTTCTGACAATACTGTTGCTAGTCTAGCATATGCAGCAGCAGTCTGAGCTGTTTGTCCTGCTGGATATACTGTTGTATTAGTAAAATAAGACTGTGCAATTCTTGTTGTAGCTTGTGTTCCGCCGTACAAAACATCGTAACACATTGCGTCTACAATAAATCCAACATCTCTAGCACACTTAGTACTATCGTAATCAAAGGTATACCAAATACTACCTGCGTTACCTGTGTTTGCAGCTATTTGCACTTGAATCCAAGCTATAATTTCAGCTTCGATAAATGTCTTATTTGCAATTAAGTTATCTTTAGCGTCAACTCTATTTTGATCGACGCCTACAGGAGATGGAAATGTTAGCGCAGTTGCACTGCCTGCTCCATTATTAATAATATTAACAACTTCGTTAAATGCAGTTGATATTCTTGCTGACGCATTACTGCTACCAGTTGCTGAAGAACCATCAGTAGTTACACTTATCTTTAAACTGTCTCTAGCACTTCTAATAGAACCAACAGTTTCAATTCTTTGCGCACTTATATTGTAAGCATTAATTGGACGCTGATATGCTAAGCCGTTAAACACTCCGTTATAGTTAGTACCTAATGCAACATCAAATGATAGATCATCAATAAGCAAGCCTAGGTCTCTGCGACACTTTGCACTCTTATATGTAAATGACCCAAAGTTTTCATTAATAAAGTCAATAGTTTTTTCTTGTATTACTGATAGACTTTGCTTTACATTTACAAAATCTGCTTTAACTGCCGCAGATGCTGCTACTGTACTTGGATAAGTTCTAGCTACAGTTCCTGTACCACTAGTAATAATACTAATAATGTTTAGCATTAAATCTCTAGCAACGTTACCGGCTGCTTCAGTTCCGCCAACACCGTTAATCTGAGTAACTGTTGATTGATATGTCGGCGTTACTGTGATATTTCTACCAACAGTTTGTACTAGATCTTTTAAGTAGCCATATGCAGCAAGTGTTGCTAATTTTTCACTACTATTAATCTGTAAGTTAGTGCCTTCATAATATGCTTCACCTGCTTTAACTGACATCCAGTTTCCGCCGTATGTTAAGTCATATGATATAGCATCAATAATAAACCCAGTATCTTGTTTACACTTTGTTCTACTATATTTTAAGTTAGGATATTGATTAGTTATATATCCAATTAATTCTTCTTGAATAAACGCTTTATTAAGAAGATTAATATCTCTTACTCTTCCAAGTTGTAGATCAGCTAATTCATAGGCTGGTTTAAGTGACGCTTCGACTTTAGTTCCTAAGCCAATATCAATCTTTCTTCTAATATTTCTTGCAAGTTTCTTTGCAGCAGGTGCAACTGTAGTAGTTTCTGCATACGGCCAAGTTTGATTTTGATCTTCTGTATTTCCAGTTTCAGGAGTAACAGTTGTTCCGTCTACAATATCACCAATAACAGTTTCTAAGTGCTTAATACCTTCGTATGTATATTTAAAATCACTTACAGGAGTTAGCGTACTAGCAGCATTGTACTTTGTTCTAGCTTGTACGTTAGTTGCTCTAAGTTCGTCTCCCATAATACAACATTCTGCAGGAACAATTATCGGAAGTACTTCTTTATACGATCCTGTCGAAATCCTAAGCAATGTAGTTTTAATTAACCTTGCTGGTATGTTAGTTGCAACGCCTGCTGTAATAGCATTTGTAATAATACTAGTTAAACTAGTAGTTTCGGCAGCAACACCAGTTTCAGCAGTTAATGTAGCATCAAGATATTGTACAACTATTGCTGTTGAATTATCGCCATTAGCTGTTTGGTAGTTTACAGCAGGTGCAGTTTGTGCTAATACGTTTGCAATTACTGTAAGTCCGTAGTTAATAGAAGCATTAGTTTCTGCTTCCTGGCCTAGTGTGTAAAATTGTGATGCTTCGTTAACATATTTTAATGCTGCTTCACGTGTGCGCACATTGCCACCGTGAGTAACGTCCCAAATAAGTGCGTCAACAATAAAGCCCATGTCTCTTTCACATTTGTCACTGTTGTAATCAAAAGTAGTTGTAAAAGGACTAGTGCCATCTACTATTTGCTTGTCTGTCCATTCTACTATTTCTCGCTGAATAAATCTTCTATTCAATTCTAAAAGTTTAGCAGCTTCTGGATTTTTTGATCCGCGTTCAATTTGCTGTGTAGCGTATCTAATAGTTTTATAAGGTCTATCAATTGATTTTCCGTATAATGGCGCAGGTTTATCTGTGCCATGCTCTGCTACAAAATATACATCATCTACAAAGTCTAAAGTTGACCATTCAGGAATGCCTGCAGAACTAACAGTTAATACTTGTCCATCATCACCAATAGGTAAACGTGTTGGACCAGCGCCACTGTAATAAACCATATCGCCAGTAGTTGTTAATACACTAGACTCTGAACCTACAGCAATAACATTCCAGTATGTTCCAGTAATGTCTTGGTCTGGACGAGAATTTTCAGCTCCTCCGCCTGCGCCAACTTGTGTTTCAGTTGAATAGTCATCATCTTCTGCAACATGTGCTTTAATACACACATATGAGTTATCACCAAAGCGGATAACATCACCTTGATAATAGTATTGGTCATCTAGCCACGTATTGCGCCAGGTAATACCAGTACTAAATCGTTGCCAATATGTAGCATTAGGTGGTTGTTGACCATTATGATCAAGAATACATTTATATGTATATGCTCCAAGTCTTACAAGATCACCTACTAAGTAATCAATACTTGAAGAGTCGTCGCCCCAATCAGATCTAAATCTAAAGCCTTCTGAAAACAGGCTCCAATCATCTGTCTGAGTCGATGGAATTTTATTTAAATTTTCTGCTAGTGCAATATATTGATTTCCGCCATATTTTACAATATCGCCAATTTGGTATGAATATTCATGTGACCAAATGTCTTCGTATTGGAAGCCATCAACAAACTTTGTCCAATATGCAGTGTCTGTAGAAAATGCTGCTGCTGACGTATGTGCTGCTGACGCAATATAAGTGTTAGCTCCAAATCTTACAACGTCATTAGTTTTAAAACGTGTATCTGTAGACCATAAGCCTTTATAATCAAAGCCTTGATTAAATAATGACCAACTAGATAAATCTTCTTCAAGTCCTAGTGTGTCAGTTGCGGCAGATATGTGTGCAGCAGTACAAACGTATGATGAGCCGCCGTACTTAACAATGTCGTTAATCTTATAATCAAAACTTACGTCCCAATCGCCTTTCCATTCTAACCCGTCTGCAAATAACTGCCAGCTATCGATATCAGCTTCTAATCCAGTTGTTGAATCTTCTGCTGAAATATGCACTGCCTGGGCAATATATAGACGACCACCGTATTTTACAATATCATCGTATACATAACTAGTCTGAGGTTGCCAATCACCTTTCCAAGTTTGCCCGTCACTTACTAGATTCCACTTTGGTGGACTAATGTCAAAGTCACCAAAGAAATCTGTTTCACTCGTATGTCCAATTACACATATGTATATTTTACCACCAAACGCAACTACGTCATCCTGGTAATAAACTGAACTTACTGTCCAGTTATTTTTCCATACAAATCTTAATCTACCTAATTTAAATTCTGCCATTTATTGCTCCACTACACATATTTATCATTAATTTGGTTATTGCATATTAAATGATCTAAAGAACATTATTTGCGCTAACATTGTGCCCTGTACATCAGTTACGTTTCCTAAAGCATCAGCACCATCAAAGGTAACAACTCTAGGGATATTTAGATACGACCCACTTAGAATATCTATAATATTATTCTCTGTGCCTATTTTTACCTGTCCAGCAGTGATTGTGTTTGTCTCAAGATCCGAACCACCAACTGATAATCTATCAGCTAAGAAAGTTGCAATAGCTTTCTGAGTAGGAATAACTTGATTTGAATCTGCACTAAACGTTGCGTCTGTACTAAATTCGTTAACTGCTGCGCCTGTACCACCAAGTCTAACTCCGCCTAATGCTAGAGATGATAACCCGTCTAAGTCAAAGAACTCAGCACTAATAGTTACAACACCAGTTGCTTGGTTAACACCAAACAATTCTCCTGCTCTAAAGTTACCGTCTTGGTCAGTACTTACATAAAATACTCTTCCGCCTTCTACTTCAAGAATTTCGTTTTCTGGTGCGCTAGTAAAATATGCGCCGCCAGCGTATAAAGCAGGATAATTAGTTTGTAAAAAGTTTCCAGTACCGATATCTAAGAAATCGTGTCCACTAATACGACACTGACTATAACGAGTTCTTAAGGTTGCAGCAGTAGCATGTTCGAGATTAAACTCATTATCAATTGTCGGAGTAATTTGGAATTGAACATTCCTAGTATTGTTTCCTGAACCGTCATCTCCTAAGTCTGTTGCTTTTACTCCAACAAATAATTTTAAATCATCTGGATCGTCAGTTGTATCGTCTAATATATCAGCAATTCTAATTTGCACACCTGGCCCTGGTAAAGGAAGAGGAACACCAGAAAGTACTAACTGATTTGCTTCAGGTATAATGTCAGCGTATCCGTCTCCGATAATTACAATAGTACTTGTACTGGTTCGATAACCAGCACCTCTATCAATAAATTCAGGTTGTGCTAATACTCCGTCACCTAATCGTAAATCAGTTTCTACTTGTGTAATAAACTGTGTATCAAATATTGTTAGGGTTGGAGGATTAGCAGTTGAATATCCGCTACCTGGCTCCCATATTTTCATAATATTAAACGACCCTGAAGTAATATCTGCTCTAACTTGTGCTGTTGCACCAACTTGTACTTGTGCAATTGCTGAGTTAGTTTCGTCATCTGCAAATACTATCCACTTCGGAACAGCAAGATCATTATTGAATGTTAGTACACTCCAGGACTTCTCATAATCAAAATTTCTACCAGTCCAAGTAATACAATCTTCTGTAGTAGCAAAGTATGTAGTAGGACCAGTAGTGTTATCAGCACCTATAACTGCTCCGCCTGTATCACAAATTGCTACAAATACTCCTTGTGCAAATTTAATATTTTTCCAATTCATTGAAGTCGAACCGTCTAAAGTAGGTGCGTCAGTGCCTGTAATCCAAGTTTCACCTTTGTTCAAACTCATTATAACTTCGCCGTTATTAGTAAGACCAATAAATCTATTTCTTCCATAAACTAAACTAACAAAGCTAAAGTCTCCTGCAGGAAGAGCGTTATTGTATCTTGCCCACGTTACTCCGTTTGCAGAGTATGCAACATCTTTAGCTTGTGAACCTGAGATAGCAACAAATCTTCCTGCGCCGTAAGCAACTGCTTGCCATTGGTCTCCGGAAGAGTCATCACCTACCGGTAATAGTCCAGCTGCCCAGTTTAGGCCATCACTGCTGTACATTGCGTTCTGTGTACCTTCGCCTACTATAACAAATTTTCCGTTACCAAAGATACAATCTTTCCATGATGCTGATTCTTCTCCTAGTGACCGTTCTGTCCAACTCTGGCCGTCTTCACTATACGCAATTTTATTAGTGTCTGTTGCAACTGCTATAAATTTATTTAATCCTGCTACTACTTTAACAAACACTCCTTCAAAAGGTAAATTACCTTCTAACCATTGCTCTCCATCGTCGCTATACGAAAACTTGCCATCAGTTGTGACTGCTACATATCTTCCAAGTCTCGGAGTACCAGTTGTTGTAAATGCAACAATACTATTGGTACTGTCTTCAGAATTTTCAGTAACAACAAACGTTAAATCGTTTAGTGGGCTTGTGCCGCCAAGTTCGGTGCCAGGTACAGTAATTGTGTCTCCAACAGCATACCCTGCACCGTCATTTAGTAGTGACGCTTCGTAAATTTTGCCTGATCGTATAACATTAATTCGAGCTTGAATTTGTGTTGCGTCTTCGTCAATAGCGCCAGTTCCTAATGTTAGTACAATGTTAGAATATGCTACAGTATTGCCGCCGTATGCTATATCTGCCCACTGTCTTGAGTTAGGTAACGGATTATATTCTGATGCATCAAATAATGGTGCTGCACATGTTATCTTTGGTTCAATACGATATGTTGTTGTACTATCCATTGCTGCTTCTAAAGGAGTTCCAGGAATAATATGTTGCCACCCTGGTGTACCATCTGACTCTTTAATTACAGAAAGCAATTTACTAGGTTGGTCGTAATCTGAAATCTCAGCGTACTGTCCTATTCCAGTTCCAGATATTATTACAACTCTCATACCTACAATTTCTGATTTAAACTGTGTTGTTTCATTAACATTAAGGGTAAGGCTTACAGATGAATCAAGTGTTACCTGTGCAGAGTTCTGCCTAATTAAATAATTAGATCCGCCTTTTGATCCTGATCCTTTTGAGTTAACAAGCCTAACTTCAAATAATCCGCCATCTCTAAAGTCTGTGTATTCTATATTTGCGTCTGCACCTGCGCCAACAATATCCGAATCTGCCGTTGTATATGCTTCTCCACAATTTGCATATTCAAAGATAAACAGTTCGTCAGCTGCTCCTCCAGCAATTGCATTATTTACTACAGCAGCAGAAGTTTGGTTATTAACTGTTGCAGATATTGGTACTTCTGTAGCATCATTGCCTTCTGCAATACTACCAAAGTTTCCGTAAGAGTTGTTTCCGTTAGTAGCACGTATAACGCCACCATTTTCTGCTAGATATCCAACTTGACAGTAATATGTAAACACAGACACAAGTTCTACTCTTGCATTGTTTGTTACCCAAGCACCAATTCCGTCACTTAATACTTGTGTAAAGTCGTTTGCAACAACAGACCTATTGCCGCCGTTATGTAGTGCTCCGTCTACCTTACAACCTACACAAGAGTTTCCAATATTAGTTACACCTTGCATGTACGGAGAACGATTCATAATCCAGCAACGTTCGTCGTCTGGTCCCCAACCTGGGTCGAGCGATACTAATGCGCCGCCTGTTGGTCTTTGATATTGTGCAAAGACGCCTGGAGGATTAAGAGAACCTTCTAATCCTTCTGTTGTCATATTTCGTAGACCAGTAGTGTCTCGCATATAAAGTAAGTCGTCTAATTTAGATCCTAGTACACTATTATAATATCTTCTAGCAGACATTGACGTTGCCCAGTTTCCTGTATAATTAAGATCTCTAGTGAACGCTCTAAGTAAGTGTCTAATGTCTTG